TATAAAACCGCTTTTCAAATCAAAGTCATTTGATACTTAAAATCAAAGTATTGTTTTTTGAATTTGATTTCTAATGCAAAAAATATCATTAATGTTGTCTAAGGTGTTATTAAACATTTAGCTAAAAGTCTTTTAAGCATCTTATATAAAAATTAATTGTATAATTTAAAAAAGAGATAAAGTGTTTTATGAAAGAAAGTAAAGTAATTGATTTATTTTGTGGTGTTGGTGGATTAAGCTGTGGTTTAAAACAAGCTGGCTTTGAAATAATAGCAGGATATGATTTGGATAAAACTTGCAAATATGCTTATGAAAAAAATATAAAAGCACAGTTTATAGAAAAAAATATAAAAAATATTTCTTCAAATGAGATCCAAGAATATTTTGGTGATACAAAATATAAGATTCTAGTAGGATGTGCTCCATGTCAAACATTTTCCAAATACACCAAAGGCAAAAATAATGAAAATGATGAGAAATGGACTTTACTTAATGAATTTCTTAGATTAATAATTGAAATAAAACCTGAAATTATTAGTATGGAAAATGTGCCTGATTTGGAAAAATATCCGATATTTAAAAATTTTATTAGTACTTTAAAAAAACATGGTTATTTTATTGATTATAAAATTATATTTTGTCCAGAATATGGCATGCCTCAAAATAGAAAAAGATTAGTTTTATTGGGATCTAAAATTAAAGAAATACACATTATAAATAAAACACACCACAAAGAAAATTACAAGACAGTAAGAGATGCAATAGGCTTTCTACCTAAGATTAAATCAGGAGAACAATCTAAAACAGATCCATTACACATAGCTAAACCTTTATCAGGATTAAATTTAGAAAGAATTAAAGCTACTCCTAAAAATGGAGGTAGTTGGAAAGATTGGCCTGAGCATTTAATACTTAAATGCCATAAAAAAGAATCTGGTAAAAATTTTGGTAGTGTATATGGAAGAATGAAATGGGAAGAACCTTCTCCTACAATGACTACTTTTTGCACGAGTTTAGGAAATGGTAGATTTGGACATCCTGAACAAAATCGTGCAATAAGTTTAAGAGAGGCAAGTTTATTGCAAACATTTCCTTTAGATTATGATTTTATTGATAATGAAGTTGGAATTAAAACATCTGTTATCTCAAGACATATAGGAAATGCTGTTCCTCCAAGACTTGGGGAAATAATAGGAATAAGCATTAAAAAACATCTGATAGGAGAAGCGTATGGCTAATACAATTGAATTTTCTATAGCAAATAAAGCTGTAAATCATTTAGGAAGAAAACTGTATAATAGCAATCCTCCAGCAATAGCAGAACTAATAGCAAATTCTTATGATGCTTATGCAACACAGGTAGATATAGTTCTTAATAAAACCTTTCTTGTAGTAGCCGACAATGGGAAAGGTTTAAATGTTGATGAGCTGCAAAAAAAATATGCAAAAATAGGAAGAAACAAGGATAAGGAAAATCCTATCAATAATCTTAAAGAAAGACTTCCAATGGGGCAAAAAGGAATTGGAAAACTAGCTGCTTTTAGTTTGGGAGATATGTATACCGTATATACAAAAAGTATTAATTCTGATAAGTGGATTACTTTTACATTAAAATATGAAGAACTTTTAAGTGAAGAAAATACTCATAATGTTGTCTATCAAGAAATTGAAAATTTACCGACTGAATTTAGTCAATATAACTCTAATCAATCTGGAATGATTGTCAAAATAGAACATTTAAGAAGAAGGGTGATAACTTCAACTACGGATAATTTAAAAATTCATTTATCTAGAAGATTTTATATTGCATCTAGCAAAGATAACTTTAAAGTTAAAATTAACGATGATGAAGTTAGTTTAGAGTCGCACATATATTATGATAGCATAGAATTATTGGTTTATTTTGGATATAGCACAGAAGAGATTAATGAATTATTTCCCAATGTTGATGCATCTAAAAAAATCCTTTATAATAGAGAACAAGATATTATTAAATACTTTAATGAAAATAAAATAAAAGGATGGATGGGAGGTGTTGCAGAGCTTAAAAAAATTCAAACTAAAAATTTTGACTTTAACAATGTAATCGTATTCATTAATAAAAAAATTGCTGATGAAAATATTTTTAAAGAAAGTGCTAATGCAAGAATTGCTAGTCAATATTTAGTAGGAGAAGTTCATGCAGATTTTTTTTATTCTGAAAATGACTCTCCAATTACATCAAGCAGACAAGGTTTAGATATTTCTGATGAATATGTAAGCGAATTTATTGACAATTTAAAAGACGTAAGAAATGTTTTTGTAAATAAATGGCAAGAAATTAGAACCAAAGATTCAATTAGTTATATTCCAGAGGACATTAAAAACAATGAAAGTTATCAAAATTGGCTTAAATCTTTAGATGATAGAAAATTAAACATACATAAAAAATTTTTACACATTATGATCCAAGGAATTGATGAACAAGATAAAGAAGATGAAGAAATTTACCATAAAAATATCAAACAAATGATAAGTTCAATTGTTCATACTATCAATAACGTTGATATCCAAGAACTAGAAAATAGCTTAAATAGAAACAATAATTCATTTACAGAATTATTAAATACTCTAATGTCTAAAATTGCAAACTCTGATCACTTAAAGGTTTATGAAATAGCAAAAAATAGAATTTTGGCAATCAAAAAACTTCAAGAATTAATGAATGAGAATAATACTCCAGAGAAATTTTTTGAAGATCACTTGTATGAACATCCTTGGTTAATTAATCCTTATTGGAGTAAAAAATTAAATAATCAAGAATCGTTTAATATAGTACGTCAAAAGTATTATAGGGAAATTGATAAAGAAGGTGAAATACATAGAAATTTTATTGATATTTTAATTAGTATAGCCGAAGAACAATATCCCATTATAGTAGAATTAAAAAAAAATACTGCTACGGGACATGCAAAAGTTAAATATACAGATATTTACAGTCAAATTGAAAAATATAGAATAGCACTAATACAAAATTTGTCAGACAATATTAAGTCGATAAATGAAGAAGATATTAAAGCATATTTTATTATTTCAGAAGACGCTGGAATAAAGGGAAGTGGAAATTCTATTGAAATATCAGAAAAAGAAATCATTTCTCTTGAAGAAACATTCAATATCAAGATATTAAAATACAATCAAATTATTGACAATGCACTATGTATTTATGAAGAATTTGTCAAGATAATAGAAAGTGAAAAAAATATCCCTTGTTTTAATTAATTCAATATAAATAGATTTGATTAGTTTGCTAGTTTTTAGAAAAAGGAAGGCTTTAGTCTTCCTTATTACCCTTCAAAATTAACACTTATAGTATATCCACTCAAAGAAAAGTCATGTTTTACATCTTTAATACTAAAAATAACCTTTTCATCAATGCCTTTTATTTCTAAATTCGCTCCTGCTTTGATATTTTTCCCTATCATGCTAAAACTTCCTTCAAAAGAGCCTTTATTTAAAGCATTAAGCTTAGCATTTGCCAAGTTTAGTGCCTCACTATCATTCTTTACTCCAGCAATCTTTAGCTCATAAACACAACCCTTATCATTGCCACTTAAAACGCTTTTAACAATGCCTTGTTCTATATCTTGGTAAGTTAGTTTAACGCCTGTATAATCATTGCGATTTTTAATGCTGATATTTAAATCACTAAGTTCGCTTATATCTAAAGTATATTTAATGCCACCCTCTTGTTTTCCACCACCCTTTACACCCTCTTGTGCTGCCTCTTTTTGCTCTATGATGATAAGAGTTTGTTCTTTTATGCAAGCTAAAAAGCCATATTTTGCACAAAGAGTATAAATAAACTCAATATCGCTTACATTGTTTTGAAGTTCATGTTTGATATAAGCTTTGTTTGCATTATTTGTTTTTGCTTTTAAATTATTTTCCCCAGCAATTTTTAAAGCAATATCTGCAAGATTGGTATTTTCCCAAGTCCTTGATTTTTTGTTTTTAATATTGCTAGCAAAATTAATCGCAGTAGCTTTAATATCTGTTGTTTTAGAGCTATAATTTTTACTAAAACTATTAATGCTAAAAGTACCACATTTAAAAAGTTTTTCATCAAATCCAAGCCAAAGTTCTAACTTATCGCCAAAAGGAGCTCTTGCATAAAGTCCATTTAAACTGATGCTTATCTCATCACTTTCATCCTTGGCCTTATCATCAAAGCTTAAATTAATAAGATTAAGACTTATCTTTTGTGTAATATCTTTATCATTTGCTTTTATCTTAAAGCTAGGATGATTTACCATAAAGTTTCTTCCTTGTTTTCTTGAATTTCAATATTAGGTAAAATCACTTTATCTCCTGTTTTTAAAAGAGGCTCTAATTTTGGATTGGCTAATAAAACTTGATCAAAATACAAAAGCGTTCCATAATGCCTATAAACCACACTATCAAGCCTTTCATTGTTTTTTGCAATGTAAATCTCACTCATCAAAATCCCTTTGTAAATTAAGTTCAAAACTTTGTGTTAAAAAGCCACTGCCTTCTAAAAAAGCACTTTGTTTTTCGCTGATACTTAAAATCGCAAATTTTCCAAAATAAACTCCACTGGCACTACACATTGCATAGCTTTTATTTTGAGAAGCCATTTGCTTTAAAGTATCTAAATAAGTGTTTTTATCTTTACTAAGCGGTAAAGTTTTGCCACTTATTTTAATACTTTCATTTGCTTTAGCAATGCTGATTAAAGCATTATGATTATTAATACGTTCAATGCTTCTAATGCCGTATTCATAATTTTTTTCAAGCTCATCTACATTTAAAGCTTCAAACTCAAACTCACCTAAACAAAATATCATTTTAACCCCAAATTGTTGTCTGCACTTTTTTATCTGCATTTTTATTTAATGCACTTAAAACACTATTTTCAACTTCTTTTGCGAAAGCTTTTAAATCAAACACTCCATTATTTGAACTTATATTAAAAGTTCCATTAATATTTACATTGATTTCATTTTTTTTAGAAATATCACTTCTTTTGGATAAAGCGGCAATTTCAGCTTGTCTTGCTTCATGCTTTGGAGCACCTGATCTTACTATGCCATGATGGGTTCTAGAATTATCATTTTGTAAATTTTGATATTTTTCTCCATCAACTTTTTTATCATTATCACTAAAACCAAAAAAAGAGGCCACGCTTTTAGCTATATCTTTAATCTTTGCAAATGCTTTGCTTAACCATTCAAACTTAGAAGCAAACCAATTAAATAAACCACCCCATAAAGAGCTAAAAAACTCGCCAAATCCGCTAAAAACGGAACTAATTTTATCTATAAATCCAATGAAAAAGGTTTTAACTTTATCCCAGTTCATGATAACAAGTGTTGCAATGGCGGCAATTGACATTAAAACAAGCCCTATAGGGTTGGTTAAAAAAGCGATTTTTAATATATTAAAAGCAGTTCTTATAGCATTAAGCGTAAAAGCAAATTGCGCTCCTGCAATTTTTGCAACCAAAAATCCTACTTTTAAAGCACTAAGGGCCACACTAGCTATAGTTAAAGAAACTACTAAGGTACCTATAACTTTACTTAAATTTGGAAAAGCATCAATAATCTCTCTAATAAAGTTAATCAAAGATGAGATACTATCCATGACAAAGCTTAAAGCAGGTGCTAAAGCTTCGCCTATGCTTGCACTAAGATTTGCCATACTGACACTAAGTTTTGCAAAGCTTGTGTTAGTGGAGTCTCCTAACTTTTTAAATTCATTATTTAAAGCACCCATTTTTGTATTTTTTAAAGATTTTAAAGCTTGTTCATACTTATCTGTATTGTCGACTAAATTTTGCATCATGCCTGCAGCACCCGTCCCAAAAACTGAATTTAAAAAAGAGACCATCTCATCTTTTGGTAAGGTTTTTATCTGATTTAAAAGTACTTTAACCGCACCGCTTGCATCTTGTTTAAAATAAGCACTTAGTTGTTCTGTACTAAGCCCCAAGCTTAAAAACTTGGTTTTCATATCATCACTTGCATTATTTAAATTACTCATAACGCTAGTCATTGCTTTAAAAGTTCCAATCGCTTCGCCTTCATCTTTAGTCGCACTTGCAAAAGCAGCACTTAAAGCTGCCGCACCCTCTGCACTCATACCAATAAGCTTTGCATCGCCTCCTACTTCATTCATTATCTTAGCAACACTTGAAGCACTTACATTGCTTGCTTTAGCTACACCAATTATCTTATCTCCAAGATTTTGCATATCTTTGGTATTTAATTTATAAATATTAGAAAGCTTACTCATGAAATTAATACTTTCTTCATTATTTAATTTAAAGACTTTGCTATACTTAGCACCAAGTTCGCTAAATTTTAAAAGCTCACTTTCGCTTTTTATCCCAAGCCTTGCTCCTGCTTCACCCAATTTAGTAAGCTCATTAACATTCATTCCTATATTAGAACTTAGTTTTAAAAAGTTTTTTCGTAAAAGATTTAAACTTTCATTATTTGTATTTAAAAAGGCGTTTATATTATTCATATCATCTTCAAGATTAGCACTGATTTTTACAGGCACACCGATAGCTAAAGCACTTGCGCCTTTAGCCATAAGCTCACCTTTTAAAGCACTAAATTCTTCACCTATTGCTTTAATCTTTGCCTTGGATTTTTCTAATGCATCAATACTTTTATTTAAGGCTTTTACACTTTTATTGCTTTGATCCAAATTAGCACTAAACTTTTTTAAAGCTTCAGTGTTTTTAGCAAATTCTTTAAAGCCTTTAAAGGCTAAAGATATACCAAAGCTAAGTCCTAAATCTTGCATATTTTTCCTTTTTATTGTAAAATCTATTTATGAAAAAAATAGACAATGCTTTTAATGCTAAAATCATCTTTTTAAAAAACTTTAAAATCGTTTTTAAAGCCTTTTTAACACTCGGTATTTTTGTCGCTTTTATGCTTTCTTTTTTAAGTGATGATTATTTAGCAGGTTTTGTTAATATCACTTCATTTTTTGTGCTTTTTTCTTTAATACTTTATATTGTAACCTTTATCTATTGTTTTTTTAAGCTTAAACACTCTTAGCGATTTTTAAACTAATATCTAAAAATTCAAGATAATCTTTTATGTTTAAACTCATAATTTCACTATAAGAAAAATGCAAATAATGAGCTATTAACGCAATAGCTTCATTATTCAGTGCTCCCACTGGGAGTTTGGTAATTGTTTAATTCATTGCTTAAAAGAGCAATGTCTTCAAGACTTAAATTATCAAGTTCTTCTAAACTCATATTAGTACATTCTCCTATCATATAAAAAGCTCTCGAACCTTCGCCTTTTTGCATATCCATAGAACGACGCAACATCCCAGCTGTTGGGGGATTAAATTTAACTTCATTTCCATTTGATAATTTGATTATTTTTGACATAATTTTCTCCTTATAGACTTAAATTTGCTTTTACTTTTGCCATTTTATCAATGCCATTAAATTCTAGAATAAGATTTTTTATATCAGCTAAAAATAGTCTTTTGCCATCCATTGTGATTTTTATAAAATGCACATTGATTTTTATTTCACTTGTAAATTCGCCACCTGCTACAATAGAAGGGGGAGTCATAGATGTAAATTCTCCATTTAACTCCACTACAAAAGGCACTTGTTTTCCTGATCCGCTTTGATGAATACTTGCTTTAAAAACAAGTGGGATTTTTGTTTTAGAAAAAGTATTTACTCCAAAAGCTTCAAAAGCTTGTTCTCCCATCTCACTAATTTTAAAAGAGCATTCCATTGCTTTAAATACACCCGTGCCATAATTTGCACTCAGCGCTCCTTTGCTTTCTAATACTTCTTGTTCTATAATAGGCAAAGTAATATCTCTTGCTACCCCAGCATAACCATACCCATCTATAAAACAATTTGCTTGTTCAATTACTTGAGGTACTTTATTAAACATGTTATTCTCCTTCTTTTAACTTCGCGGTGGAAGTAAATTCCACCTTACAACAAGGGATTTCATCCCCTTGACCCCTCTCTTGTGCTTTACACTCTCTTTAAGCTTGTGCTTTGCACTCTCTGTGAGAAAGCCCCAAAAGCCACCTTTTACTCTGCACTAATAGTTTTAATCAAATCACTTGCCCATTCATCAGAGTAGATGAACTCTAAAGTGATTTGTTTAACGATTGGATTATTCATCATTTTTATATTTAGATAAAACTTACCAGCACTCACATTGGCATCTGTGTTTCTTTCTTCATCCCAGCTTACCTCATAGCCAATTAAAACCTTAGCTCCTTTTAAATCTCTTAGCAATTCTTCAATGCTGATTTTTATAAAATATAATTCACTTGCTTTTTTATCAATAGCCTTAAAAGCTGCTTTTTGTCCTGCTAGAGCTATGCGATCAAAGGTTCTTACACGAGCTAAATCTTGCCAAATCGTATCTTCATGGCTAGTTTCCCCACCCCAAGAGCGATAACCTTCACTTAAAATACAAGTTGAAATATGAGCGTTTCTTAGTCTTTCTGCATCACAATCAAAGCCATTGATAAACTCTATAAAATACTCTGTGCCAGTAACCCCATTCATCACTCTATTTGAGTAAGAATCACTAAAGCCATATTCTTTATCTCCATCTGTATGAGCTATTAAACCTGCGATGATAGGAGATTGTGGAACATAAGCGTATTTTCCTTGTGTATTTAAGATTTGAACCTGTGGCCAAGCAGCAATTAATCTTTTAGAGCTAAAAGCCTCCATTGTATTAATAGCTTCGCCAACATTTGTAGCGTAAAGATCCACAATAGCTGTGATATTCATAGAACTTGCCACACTTTCAAGCTTAGCCTTTACTCCTGCTTCATGTGAGTAATAAGGAGCAATGATTAAATCAGGGTTAAAGCCTGTTTTGTGCTTTGCTTTTTTAAAAGCTTCTATGGCATTAACAATATTGGTTAAAGTGTTTTCACTTTCCTCGCTTTCTTCAAAAAAGCTGATAATTATGACATTAGAAACATTTTGTAGATTGATACATTCTAAAGTATCTAAAAGTCTAAAATCTTGTAAGTTATTTTCTTTGATTAAATCGTTTACAAATTCTTTTGCTTTGCTTACATTTGAAAAGGCAAAGATTGGAAAGCTATCCACGCTTTCATAACCAGCCTTTGTGTAAATCATTTCTTTACTTGCACCTTTTATAGCCCCAGCAATACCTATAGGCGTATCACTTTGCACTTTAATAGGACTTGCCGCACCATTGCTAATATTAAAATTAACTCCATAATTTGCTGCCATTATTCACTCCTTATTTCTTTACATTTTTTGTATTTTTTGTTTTTTTAGGATTTAAATTAAGCTCTTTTTTCATAACAATTTGATCTTGTTTAGAAATTTCAAATAAAAAAGCATAATCTCCATAAGTATCAGCACTAGCTTCTAACTTTTCAACATTAAAATCTTCACTTTGAATTTCTTGCTCACCTATAAAAATGGATTTTTTTACTCTTACATTGGTAATTTCTGTTTGACCATAATATCCATTACCTCTAGCAAAAAGCTTATTAGGCATTGGTGTATTTTCAAGTTCTATGCTTACCTCTCTCGTTCCTGAGCTAGACCATAAGCAACACTCATCAGAACCACCATTATATTTTTTAAACACATGGGCGATTTTGTGATAGGTTTCTTGATAAATACCACTTGTCTTAATCGTTCCTAAAATTTGGTTTTCTCCTGCAATAGGATTAGAATCTATAGTAAAATCGCTTCTATTAAGACCATTACCATCTTTAGTCATAGTAAATTTTGCGTTTTCATACTCATCTTGAACTTTATTTGGAGTAGCAAAACCATTTTCAAAACCAAATCTTAAATCACTCATACAACCCCCATATTGTCCACCTGTGGTAGTGTTATCAAATGTGATAATGATTTTTTCTTTAGGGATAATATCATTGCTACCATCTCCTAGTAAATCAACCCAGCTTGTAAAATCATTATCATTAGCAGTGCAAATAAATAATTGCTTTTTACTTTCTACAACCGCCCAAATTTCTCCTACTTTAGCTTGTGTATTGTAGTTAGGTGGAGTTTTTGATATTTTTATGTTTGTATTTTGAAAACCCTCATCTTTTAAAATCTCTTGAATGAGACTTTTAAGCTCCTCTTTATTAACAAGCTCTTCTTTAAAAAGTTTTAGTTTTTTATCTATAAGCTCATTAACTTTTTGAGCATTAAGCTTATCACTAACTATAGGTTCACTTGGCTCTTTTGAGCCTTGATTAATATCTGGAATAAAAGAAATTCCATAATCTTTCATTTTAACTCCTTTTTATGCTTTCACTTTGTGCGAATAAAATCCGCCCAAAGTCGCTTTTGCTCTTGTGCTTTGCACTCTCTTTGAGAAAGCCCCCGTCCCACTGCGTGGGTAGCTCACCTTTTTTTATTTTCCTTTTATCAAGCATTTTATTGCATGATAAAGATTGCAAGAATGATAAAATACAAAGATTTTAAGTCTTGAACATCCAAGCAAAGTCATAGCTTCTTTTAATGCTAAATCAGCTGTCCTATAATCAGTTCTTGAATTTGCTTTTTCGCATAAAAAATCATGCACCACACAAGCGCTAAAATACTCACTTTTAAAAGGTGGAAACAAAGACCAAAAAAGGCGTGGGATACTTGCACCATCAGTTTTAAAGCCTTGTGGTACAATGCCTTTATAATTTGGCAAAGAAAAAGCATAATCACTAATCACTTCAAACCTGTCCTTATCGTATGGCTTTACACAAACCCTTTTTAATTCTGTTTTAGTCATTTTTCACTCTCCCAAACAATTAAATCAAGTTCTTCTTTGCTTTGTGCATTTCTAGCTTTTTCTTTTAAAGCACTTGCTTTAAAAATAGTTTCTTGCACAAAATAAGCCATGCTACTTGCAAAGAGTTTAAACTCATCTACGCTAAATCTTGTAGTTGAATTATCAAGCGCAATCCAATCAATATAAGGAATTAAATTAGGATTAACAAGAGCATTGGTTACTGCTCCATTAATTCTTAACTGATCTTCATTAGAACTTTGATAGATTTTACCTTTAAAAGAAAATCCACCATTTAGAATATTTTCTTTTTTTGTATTAATCTCGTTGATTTTTAACTCTTTTGCCTCGTTTAAAAGCTCTTCTTCGCTTTTAGGAGGATTTATTAAAGAGTTAAATTCTTCTTCGCTAATAGGTGTTAAGCCTGTTTTAATTTGCTCATCGCTCACTTCATCCTCATAAGCATAAATTTGATTATTATCGTTTTTGTCTATAAAATATTTCATTTTTTCTCCTTATTTGCTTGATGCTTATCTAAGCTCCATAAAAGATACAATGCTTTTGCTTGGGTAAAATCCGCTGTGTTCTGGTGTATTTAATCTGTATTGCCCATTTGGTGGAATGATTCCAAAACCAAAATAAGTTCGACTTACTCCACCATTGGATAATGAAGTTTGAAACATAGAAACTGCAAATTGCTCACTACAAGAAAAACTGACATCCCCACTTGCACTAGCATTAACTTGAAATTTGGCTGCTATGGGTTTTCCTGTATTATTTGTATAAGCTACATCAAAGGCTCTTGAAACATTTTGCCAAGCTTGATTTACTCCCAATCCTCCTATTAAGCTAGGAGCTTGTTCTTTTAAGGTAGCTAAATTTACAAATTGATTGTCATTTGTAGCTTTTATAGAGCTTGTAGGTAGTTTGGTAAAGTTTTTAGCTCCTGCAATGGTTTGATTAGTAGCTAAAGTAACATATTTGGCAATTTCTGTATTAAATTTATTTTCTAAAAGATATTTAGCAAACTCATCCCATACTTTTTTAAACTCTGCATCATATTTTTGCGTTAAAGCATCAATTTTAAGATTGAGTTCCACTTTAATAACATCCACATAATCACGACTTGCCATGATTACACTAGGATCTAGTTTTAAAATAACTTCCTCTGCATTAGAAAGCTCCATGACAATTTTTATCATAAGCTCTTTAGCGCTGCCTTCTTTTAAGATAGGTTTATAAGTGCGTGGGACATTTCCTACTGCAAGCAAATCTCCTGCTTCATCATAAACGCCTACTGCATTAACTTCAAACCCGCCCACATCGCTTGGCACATGACACATTAAATTCACATAGTTTGGATTGCTTTCATCCACGCTTTTGCTACTAATATTAGCTTCATATACAATCTCTTCTAAGCTTTGCATTTCTTCACTGGGCAAAATAACTTTTGAACTTAATTTAAAGCTTTTTAAATTGATACCATTTCCACTTGCTCTTGCGGCAATAAATTTAGCAATGCCAATTTTTGTTAGTATGGTATAGTATTCACTTTTTGCCATTAATACACTCCTTTAAAATCAATATTAGTTCTTGTTATTTCACACATAAAAATTCCAAATACATTTTTAGTACTTTTAATTTCATTTTCTAAAAAAGTGGTTTGAAAAGGTAAGATTTCTATAGTTTCTCCACTTATTTGTGCATTAGCATTAAAACTATCATTTTTACTTTCAATCTCTATTTCAATTGCTTCTAAAACGCTTCTAACATTTTTAAAATCATAAATTAGTCTTTCTAAAGTATTAAGCGTTCTTTCATCAAAGCTAACATTAGTTGTGCTTACTTTAACTTTAAAAAAATAAGGCTTTCCACCATAATTAAACCACTCTTTAACCACTGCAGTAGGAAATACGGCTCTTAAAGCTTCTTTTATAGCCCAAGTTGTGCCGTTGTATCTATCTAAAAGTAAGGCTTTAGATATAAGCTTTCTTGCTTCTTTTGTTTCTAAACCATCTATGCTTACATCATAAGCATTGGCTAAAATTGGCAATAATCTTTCATCGCAATTTAGAGCTAGATTTGTGATACTAGCTAAATTTAAATCTTCAAATCTTGTTTTAGCACTTAAATCAATAGCCTTGCTTTGTTTTGGATGGTGGTTTAGTATTAGTGTATTCATAGCACCGCCTTTTTTATGCTATCACTTTGTGCAAACGAAGTTCGCCCAAAGTCGCTTTTACTGAAGGCTTCCCGACCCATTGCTACGCAATGCCCCTTCATAGCACCGCCTTTTCATAGCTAAGTAAAAAGCTAAGGGTTGCAAACTCATCATCAGCTATTATTATATTTTCTAAGGGCAAGTCTTTTAATTCTTGCTCTTCTTCATTTATGATTTTTTCTTTAATGCTTAAAATTTCGCTTTTATAAACTCCGTCTTGATGAAGACATTTATAAATAAATCCCAGTGCTAAATCCACACTTAAATCAAAGTCCTTTTGCAAAGCATTAATCTTTTCACTTATTTCATTAGCACGGCTTAATTCTAAAAGCAAAAGTTTGGCATCTACGATAAACTCTCTTTTTTTAGCTAACTCAACGCTGACTTCATCAGTTAAAGGTCTTCGCTCATCCGCACTTAAATACTCTTTAACCACATCAACGCTTAATTCATCTTCACTTTTAATGATAACTCTTACTTTTCCTGCTCCATTGTTTAAAGCTTTTATGGAAGCGACTTTTGCACTTGCGCTTAAAGCATGATAGATATAGCCTTTTTCACTTCCTGCGGTTGAAAAGCGATGTACACTCATTATAGCTCTTTCTCTTAAAGCCTCATCGCTTTCTTCACTGGCTCCACCTTTGAAAAATTCTAGTTGTTTAATCTTAGCTACAAAAGGCAGTGGGGTTTGTAAAAACTCGGTTTTACTTTCTTTGCTTTGAATAAATTTATTAAGTTCTAAAATACCTTGTGCTTTACTTTGCCCTTTTTTAATCACCACTTCTTCTTTTAAAGTGGCAAGGTCTGCTTTTTCATTTGAAAAAATTGCACCTTTTGGGATGATGACATCATAAGTAAGTAAAGTATTTAATTCAAACTCTACTTTAGCTGTGGGCTTAACCCCTTTAAGCCTTTGTATCAAATAGCCATTAGCTACTACATTATCTAAATCACTTCCCTTTGCATAATGAAGATAAGTTGCTTTTATACTCTCATTAATTCTTGCTCTAATTATCATTTCTCTATAAGCTAAAGCTTCTAAAATGGCTTTAAAAGGATCAGATTCTAAAAGCTCTACATTATCTTTTAAAAAGCTTTTAAAAAGTTCTTCATAGGCTTTTAAAAGCTTTTCATAATCAAGCTCTTCTATGATTTGTGGATAAGGGATATCCTTTAAAAAGCTTTGTTTAAAATAGCTATCATTCACACTTAAAAGCTCACTCATTTGCCTAGCTCCATTGTTAAATCCCCATAATTTTCAAAAAGCAAGGTAATGCTTAATTTATTGTCTTTACACTCATTAAGTCTCACACCTTTTAGCTTTACTCTTTTTTCCCACTTTGAAATTGCTTCTGCAGTGTATCTAGTAAGTTTGATTTTAAAATCATCATCGATTTTTCTATCTATGAGTGTATAAAGTAAAGAACCATACTCTGGTCTCATTACTCTTGAGCCTAAAGGAGTGATTAAAATGTCTTTAATGCTTTCTTCGATGCTTACCATGTAATTCATTTTAAACCTTTGTAAAATTCAAAAATGTTTTCTAGCATTTGCGAAAATCCTAAAAACATAAAAGCTATAAAAAAGCCTATAAAAATGCTTTTGATAAAAAAGTTTAGGTTTAAAAAAGCATAAAATGCCCCCATGCAAAAGAGCATAAAAAAGACTAATGAAAATAAAAGCAAAAATAATTCTTTCATAGTTTTTCCTATCTTGGCGAAGCTGTGGCACCACAAGTACAAGAATGGGTATGATTTGTTAAATCACCTTTGCTATCGCTTATATTTCCGCTAACTTGTAAATTACCAATTAAGTTTAAATTTCCTTTTATGCTAAAAGTACCACTTGCCCCACCTTCGCCACTTGTAGAAATTGCTCCTGCAATTTGAGTATTACCATTTAAATTAATACTTGGAGCGTTAAGCGTTATGGTATTAGCGTTTGTAGTATGATTTTTAGTATTTAAGGTGTTGTTTTGGTTATGGGTGTTTTTATCTACACAAGTGATATTTATATTTTTAACCACATCAAGTTTTAAAGTGCTACTCTTAGAGTTGTATTCTAAATGCGTTCCATCTTCAAAATCTATATTAAAAGTATTTTCATCTGTGTTTTTTGCTCTATGTTTTTCTTGGTAAAGCCCACGCAAAATAACTCCACTATTTAAATCCCCACGCACAGGTATGACTAATACTTGCTCTCCTATTCTTAAAGGAGAAAAGCTCACTGCATAAGAATTAGCTAGACTTTGAAAAACACTTAAAAAATCCGTTACCATATCTCCAATAGCAACCTTAGCTTTACCTTCTTTAATGTCGCAAATGATGCCAAGTTCGTTCATTTTAAAACCTTTGAAATAATTAAATCACTATTATCACTAAGCCATTCACAAACTGCTTCATTGGTGCTTGCTAACTCAATAATAGAATCAATAGTTTTTTTACAAGTTTGTAAATTTAAAGCCTTAACATCTACTTTTTGTGGAGCTTTAATAGTCCAATAAGTTTTAGCGTATTTATTTAAAGCTTCTAAAGTATCAATATCAAGCTCATTTTTACTAGCGCTTTCTAAAAACCTCTCAAACTCACCAATCAATGCGTTTAAAAACATAGCTTCTTTATTTTCTAAATCTTTTTCATCTCTTAAAGCGGCTAATTTTAAACTCTCCCAATCAATACCCTTGCTAAAATCATCTTTTTTCATACAGTATATACCCTGTCTGCTAAGACCTGTTAAAACACATATATCTTTGATACTTTTTCCTTGTATGAAAAGACTTTTAGCAAGTTCTTTTTTGCTCATATTTTTCCTTTAGAATTATTGCTTGAAATTATATTTTTTTATTTTTTTAAAATCAGTCTATATATACTTTAAATAGGTGGTTTAAAAGCATTTTTTATCTTATGATTATGCGAAAAAATAAAGGCTTTTGATGCGTGATTTATTATTAGAGCTTAATACAAAACTCACAAATGAAAAAGTAAAAATTTCTCCTATTGGAATAGCCAAAGGACTTGATGGGAGAGTATTTAAGATAGATGGGGAAAAATTAATCAATAATATACAAAAAAATGGACTTGATATAGCGTTAAATCTTAATCATCAAGGAGGAGAAGCTTATGGCTGGTTTGATAGAAATTCATTAGAGTTAAGAGAAGATGGCATTTATGCAAGTCTTGAGTTAACGCCCAAAGGGAAAGAACTTGTTGAAAATAAGGCTTTTAGATATTTAAGCCCTGAATATTATGTGGATGATGATAAAAATGTTATTCATTTAGATGCCATGGGACTTGTAAATCAGCCCAATCTTTTAAACAGGGCTTTAAATAAAGCTAGGTCATTAATCAATAGCACCAAAAATTCAAAGTTAAGCACCCCACGAAGTGGGACAGAAGCTAAAAAAGGCAAGGTCGAGCATGGTCTTCAGGTGGGTGCAGGGAGTGAAACTCCCACTCGCAAGGATGACTTTAGTTCATCCGCGAAATTAAAAAAAGAAAGGAATACAATGAACGAAGAAGAATTAGAAGAATTACAAAAATTAGCCGAGCAAGTAGAAGAACAAGCTGAAAATGTAGAAGAATCCGTACAAGAGACAGAAGATTGTGTAGGTGAAGGTGAAAATCCAGACAGCGAGTTAGAAACTTTAAGACAAGAAAATGAAGAGTTAAAAGCACAAATTGCAGAACTTAAAGCAAAACTTGAAACTGCTTTAAACAAAAATGAAGAAACAGAGATTGAGCTTAATAAAAAACGCCTTGATTCTCTTTTGCAAAATGGACTTATTTTACCAAATCGCTATCAAAAAGCTCTTAATATGAAAGGCAGGGTTTTAGAAGATTATCTTGATGTTTGCAAAAAAGAAGCAAATATTGTTTTAGGTAAAAAAGAACTTAATTTTACAAACAAAAGAAAAGAACTTAATGCTTATGAGGCAAAAGTTTTTAAACAACTTGGAATCAAAGGAGGCAAATAATGGCTTTTACAGAATTAAGCACTGCTTACATGCAAGCAGTGAATAAGGGGTTTTCAACCATTTTTAATAATGCTCTTGAAGGTGGAAATAAAGATTATGAAAAATTTGCAATGGTAACCAATGCAAATTCTTTGGTTGTAGAATATCAATTTTTAGCATCTTTACCAAAAATGCGTGAATGGATAGGCGATCGTCAATTTAGCAAACTTAAGGGTCAAGGTTATACTATCACTAAAAAAGATTGGGAAAGTTCCATTGAAGTACCACGAGATGTAATAACTTACGATAATTTAGGAATAATAAGACCACAAATTGAAATGTTAGCTTACGAAGTACAAAATCATTATAATGATCTTATTTTTACACTTTTAGAGCAAAATCAAACTTGCTTTGATGGAAAAGCATTTTTTGCAAATGATCACGATATTGGTGGTGTGAGTTTTTCAAATCTTGGAGATAAAAAATTAAGTGCTGCAAGTCTTATGGAGGCTAGAAAAAACATGCGTGCACTGACTAATGAAAGCGGACGCACTTTAAATATCAATCCTGCTCTTTTGGTTGTACCATTAAGCTTGGAAGCAAAAGCACTCGAGATTGTAAATAGCGATTTAATCAATGGTTCAAGCAATGTTTTTAAAGGCGTTGTAGAAGTATTTACAAGTCCAAATTTAAGCGATCAAGACGCTTGGTATTTAATTGACAATACCAAACCAATCAAACCTTTAATTTTGCAAATCAACAAAGGAGCTGAGTTTGTTGCTAAAGATAATCCTACTGATGAAGCTGCTTTTATGCGTAAGACTTTCCAATATGGAATCGATAGCGAAGACAATGCAGGTTATGGACTGTGGCAATTAGCTTATAAATCAAGCGGAAAGGCAGAATAATGGACAATATAGTTTCAGCTAATAAACTTAGAAATCAAAATGCAATTTTAAATCCAAAAGAAAATGACGATCAAAAAGCTTTGTTTTTAAA